ACTCATCACCACTCATAAACATATCCATAGATAGACTTCCCAGCTCTCTATTTTTAGCTTCTTCTACCCTTTTTTGTTCTGCTTCGGTCTGCGCCTTTGTCATCAAATCTGCATATTTTTTGACAATGGCAAGTTCCTTTTCTTTATAGGTCTGATGCTCTTCTAAAAACTGGCTGTAAGCCTCTTTATATGCTTTTTCCTGCTCATTTAACCTGTTTCGTAGTTCTGCTTCATAGCCCTGACTTCTCTGCTCTGGTGTGAGGTTTTCTATTTCCTCCTTTATTTTGTTTATCTTTTCAGAGAAAGTAGACATACTGCTTAGCTGCTCATCTAAACTCTCTTTCCAATTCGTAAAAGGGTCTTTCTCCCCTGTAAGGGAATCCAAAATCTCTTTCAGTTTCTGCCATTGGTTTATTTCATCATCGGATAATTTAATCCCTGATAATTGCTTTTTGTCCAAAGTATCAAACCTGCTTTTAATCTCATCGAAATAACTTTTCCCTTTCAGGTCAGAAAACTGATTTTTAGCCGTTTCTTTTCCGTATTTTGCCTCTATCTGATAGCGCACTTTCCATTGTCTTTCCAGTTCGGCAATCTCTTCATCAAAAGATTTTTTGATATACAGCTTTTTGACTTCTGCTATTCGTTTTTCCAGCGCTTCCCTTTTTGCAAGTAGCGTTGCTCGTGTTTTAGCATCAGAAATAAGTGTTTTATTGTTTAGTCTTTCGTTGATTTTAGACAACTCGCTCTCTAACGCACCAAGCGAACCTGCTAATGGAGCGTCAGCCTTACTTCTTCCGCCTGATTGTTTTTTAGGTTTTGAGGATTGCAAAGGATTATCATCCCATTTTTTAGCTAAAAGCCTGTATTTATCAATTTCTTTGTTTTTTTCTTTGATTTGGGCTATTTCAGTCAATTCGGCTTTTTCCTCTTGCAGCCTTTTTATCTCGGCTTCAACCTCGTTTTTATTCAGGTCTTTATCGGCTTTTTTATGTGAGCCATCCTCTCCTATCTGTAGAGCGTTTTTAACACTGCCCGCCTGATTTTGGACATATTTAAGCCTTGATATAAGCCCTGTAAAATCTAACCCATCTATCGTTGTCTGCATTTTCGCAAATTGCGCAGGAATTTCCCCTGCTTTCGCTTTTGCAGTGTCTAATTCAGGATGCGTTTTCTTGATTTTCTCTATAACATCATTTATCTTCTTTTCTTCATCTTTCCAGTAGTTTAACTGCTCTTCTAATGGAGCGTTTTGGGACATAATAGCCTCTGCTCGTGACTTTTCAGCCCTTTCTATTTCGGCAATCCCATTTCTTAACTCCTCTATCCTGCTTGATATCCTTCCATCTGCATCATCTACATTCAAATCTTTTAATTTCAAAAGGCTATCCATCTCTTTCTTCATATCCTCCAGAGTAGCCTCTATCTTTTTGCCCTGATTCTTTTCTAATTCCTCGTTGAGCTTTTTATGAACCTCTGTAAGATTCATTGCCATAATCTGCTCCTGCGACATATTTTTGAAAGTTTCAGGAGCAATCTCTAAAAGTTTCTTATAAGCCTCTTGCTTTTCGTATATGGTAGCCGTTTCGCTTTTAATAGTCCCAATTAAATTTTGAGCCTCATTCTTATAATCATCGGTTTCTTTGTTAATCTTCTGAAGTTTCTCCGCTCCGCTTTCTAATGCTGTGTCCAGACTATATAATACCGCTATAAGTCCCACCACCCCAGCGATAGCAAGAGCGTAAGGGTTCGCCATCATAACAGCATTTAGTTGGCTTTGTAGAGCAATCTGCTTTATTGTTGCTCCTATCTGTAAGTGTCTTGTTGCAACATCATAAACCCCTTGGATATTAGCAATTTTCATTACCGCAACTTGGGTAATTACCGCTGCTCTATACGCTCCATAAGTCCCAACCAATCCTGCTAATACTACACCTACTTTTTCATAGTTTTCTACAAGGAAAGTGATTCCCTGTATCCCACTGGATAAAAAGCCCTCTGCCTTTTCGCCTATCTTGTTATACATCTGCTCAATAGCATCCTCCAAGTTGGCGATTTGTCCAGATAATGAAGCCGACTGCTGTTCCATCAAATTAAAGAACAATCCGCCCTCATTGGTTAGGTTATTTATAACGCTTTGAACCTCTGGAAAACCTACCTTTCCAGCAGAAATAAGGTCTTTTACTTCGTTTTCAGCAACACCCATTACCTTTGCTAATTCAGCAGTCATAGGAATACCAGCGTTCATAAACTGGTATAAGTCATTGGTCATCAGTTTACCCTGTGCCTTTACCTGTCCATAAACATGGATTAACTGCCCCATAGGAACGCCAAGCCCTGCTGCTACATCTCCCATTCTACGAAGTGTATCTACCACCTGCTCGGCTGGAACCTGAAACGCCAAAAGCCTTTTCGCTCCATCGGTAACATCTGTCAAACCAAATGGTGTTTTTGCTGCCAAATCCACCATTTCCCCCATAAGAGCCTGTGCTTTCTCTTCGCTTTTCAGCATCGTGCCAAAGGCTATTTCAGTTTTCTGAAACTCTCCCCTTACACCGATGAGCTGTTGAGTGAAGCCCTGTAAAGCCTGAACAGAGAAATAAGCCCCAATACCTATTGATAGATTCTTAAAAGCGCTGTCCATCTGCTGGGTTTCCCTCTGTGTCTGCTGGGTAAGACCTAAAATATCTTGTCGCATTTCGCTGATGTTTCTGCGCCATTCGTTCATGTCTATTCCAGCACCGAAATATAAAGCCCCTTGATTTGTGTTCATTGATTATTAGTTTTTATACATATTGAATAACTCTTCCAGTTCTTCCGCTGTCTGTTCTTCGTATTTTATTACTTCTGTTCCCTCTTTTTTCTCCGAGTCATAAGATGGAGTATCTATCAGCATTCTTTGAACAATACGCCAGTCTATTTCCCAAAGCAGATAATCTAATGTCCAGCCGTAATGATGGCATATCTGCCCCATAATGCCGTAGATAGATTTTATTTCTTCTCTATCGGATTTGCTTTGGTCGGTCGGTTTCCGTTCATCAATGCGATAGAGGTTATAAAATTTGCGTAATTAGCAGTCTTTAAAAGGTTTTGAGCAAACTCTAAAAGCTCATTAGGAGTGTAGTTTTTCAGGAAATACCATTCTAAAAACTTCCTTATCAAAATATTGTCCGCAAAACACACTGCCATTGCTTTTACTACATGTTTCGTGTTCTTGCTTACCGCCTGATACTGCATAGCGATTTGCTCCTGAAAAGTCCCTGATGACAACAAATCCTCATCCATTTCCATTTTGATGAATATGTTTGAGAGTTTGAGCATTCGCCCTAAACTCATCTTTTTGCATTTAAAAGTTTTCTTGATTCCTAAAACACAAACCTTTATTTCAAAACCTTTATCTAAAAGCAGGTTGATTTCTTCTTGTTCTAAATTTTTATCGTTCATATCTACATTAAAAAAAGCCTGCCTGATAAACTCGCAGACAGGCTTTAAAGAAAGATTAAAAAAACAATTAGCTTAGCGTAAATCTTGGCTCTCCCTCTTTTTTAGGGCTTAAAACTTTTGCTTTTACCTCTATTGCCATTAGGTTTTTCTTCCCAATGTCAGAAGTGAATTTAGCCGTGATAGACACCCTTGGGAATTTAAATGTTTTCCCTTTTCTTGGTTTTAGTTCCAGCGATTTCTCAATCGTTACAGGCACTACAGGTGCTTTATAAACATTAGAGTCTACGCTTCCCCCAAACACTTTTACCACAGTGTCAAAATCATATTCATAGATATTGAATGTCAAATCAACATCTCCTTGTTTGTATTCCACATGGATAGGGTTATCATGCTCTTCCACATAGAAAGCCGTTTCTTCTTGGTCACCAAATGTCAGCTTACAAGAATCTTCTGCTGTTTCTCCCAGTGGTGCTAAAACAGTTCCCATACCTCCATCAGAGGCGATATCTCCAACTTTTATTGAAGCAATACCGATATTTACTTCCTTTGCCATAATATATTGATTATTAGTTTATTGGTTAATAATAAGCGTTTAGGCTTATTCTAAAATTATAGTAGTTAAAATTATCTTCTTCAAATTCCTGATGATTAACAACTTCAAGATTGAATTCATCTTCCCAAACCTCGCTCAATGCAGAATAAACAGCATCTGAAATTTCTTTAAGGCGCTTTGCATTCTTCTGTTTTTGGACAATTCCATTGTTTACCTTTACCTCAATCATCGGAACATAGCAGTTCACATTAAAAACCCCATTCTGCAAAAAATGGTTAGTCATTGTAAGGGAGTTTATCACAATATCCTCTTTTTGGCTGTCAGCAGGGCGCTTATCTTTATAGATTTTACCACCGATAACATTGTTTATTCCAGCCCTTAAAAGCAGGTCTAAAATCCATTGTTTGCCATCTAATACTGTCTTCTTCATTTTAATTGTTTTAATAAATTAGGCAGATATTGGGAAGCAAACTGCTCTGCGCTGGTTAAAACTACTCTGCCTTTGCTCTCTACATAAGAGGCGTATCTCATACCTGCTACTACCACAAGGGAAATTCCTCTTTTGGATTGAGCGACTTCAACAGCGAGAGTTCTGCCATATTTTAAAGGGTCTTCATTGCTTGGTTCTGTGCCATGTTTAGAAGCGTTAAAGTTCTCATCCACAACCTGACCATCTACTGAAACCACATATCCGATAGAGTTACGGAGGTTTGCCGTGTGGTCTTGGTAATTTCCATTTTCTTTCGCTTCATTTACAGCCTTTTCGCCTACCCATTTAAGGATTCTGATAAACTGCTCCTCGGCTTGAGCTTCTGCATGCTGGAAAATCTTTTCAAAATCCCCCATATTAAATCTCGGTATTATAGCCATATTCTCGTGTGTAATTGGTCTTTAACAAAGTTTACGACATTCCCCTCTAATCTCAATTCTTCCCCATTCCAAACCTGCACTTTTGTACCTTTGTCTATGTTTTTAATAGATTTTGGCGCATATATTACAGAAGTCTGAATGTAAAACTCGCCATCTTCGGTTTGTTTCTTGGATGTTAAGCCTTCATCTCGGCAAACTCCAAAATCTACCCACTCTGATGTTCCTTCTGTCCATTCTGCCGTAGATTCATCAAAATATCCTTCAGAATGAATTAGCGCTTTTAGTCTGTATGGATATTGCTTTACTGCCATCTGCTTGTAATGTCTTTTATGCTATTGTTTTGCTCCAACATGTTAGGCTTACCCAATTTCCCACAAAGAAAATTGTAATAACTTCTGATTACATCCTTATCAAAACTAACAGAATAACCGCCTTCTGAAATACTGCTTGGCTGCATCATAATGTCAGGGATTACATTATAGAAAAATAAATCCAAATTAGTCTCTCTCCCTACCACATCAGAAGAAGAAAGCCCCACTCTTTCAAGTTCAGCATCTATTCTGCCCGCCGATAAATCCACAGACCAAGTTGCTAATTTTTCCTTAATGTAATCCCCTATATTCATTATGAAAGTTTAGTTTTCAAGATAAGTTTCTGTCTTGTGTTGTTAAGCACTGGAGTAGCAAATGCTGTCCCCTTTGTAAGCACTCTCATTGGGTTAGCTTCTCCCAATACAGACACTAAAATGAAATCATTAACAGTTGTTTTTGAAGTTTCATTTAGGTTGATTCCTGCTTCTGGCGAAATGGTATATTGCGTAGCACCGAAATCTGTTGAAGTTGCCAAGTGGATGTTTCCAAGTTCCCAACCGCTGGTAGCTGTAATGCTTCCATCTTTCGCCTCTTCGTTTACATAACTTTCCCAAATGGTAATTGTTGGTAAATTTTGAGCAGCCAAAGCTGTGTTCAACTGAACCAATGTAGGCTCTTGAGAAATTCCTAATGCATTTTGCGCAAAAGATGCTGTAAATGCAACTACTTTTTTAGACTTCACAAATTGGTTGAAAGTAGCCAAATCCATTACCGCAGTAGTGTATCGGAATCCTTTCTTAAGTGCTTCTGCCTGTGCTTTTCTGAAATCCTCAATAGGGTCAAATGTATCCTTATTCGCAGGTAAGAACCAGTCCAAAGATGCATTTTCTGTTTTCAATTCAAAGTCAATTTTCACTCCATCCTTCACGATGTATTGACCTTTTGATAATAGTGATTTTGCCATATGCTCTAATCTTGCATTGATAGCATCTACCACAAAAACACCATCATCATAAACAGCATTGATAAGCTGGTTTTTGATGCTAGCGTTATTAGGATATAGAGCGGCAGCGTTTCTCAATTCATTGATACGGAAGAAGTCTCTTTCATTTTTAGACCTACCTACTTCAATCTTTGGAATCTCTCCCTTGATTTTTTCAATGAACTCTCTACCTTTCAATGGAACATTACTGTCTAATGCTACCACATCAGCCATTACTTTTGCTCCTAATTCTCCCTCCAAGTTTCCAAATTTCAACCCATCTTTAAAAGAAGTAGGGAAAAATTTGAAAACCTGCAAATTCCCAAGCGGATTAGAATTAAGGATTGCTCCCATATCCGCCTCTCTAAACTCCGGAATAATCGTATTTGCGTTTATTACACTCATGTTTTAGTTTTTTAAATGGTTTTTAGTTTTTACCTCCTTAGATTTGAGTAATTCTTGGGAATGCTGTCTTTAAGAATGCTGCACCTGCTTTTTCTTTATCAGGCAAAGCATTTACTCTCACTATTCCTGCTACTACGACAGAAACTAATGGATAGTCATCTATCACGATGTCTGACATGGTAAGCCCTACGGCATCTTTTACATTCGCTGCAGTCAATGCATCTTTTATAGGCTTATAAGTTCCGTTTGTGTGTGGAACTACTACTGTTCCAGCTGGAATAACTCCATCTGTAAATCTTGCTGATGCTTCTGCTTTGTCAATATGCACTCCGCCTGGAATGGTAGCATCAACTTGGTCAAAGACAACAATCTGTCTTCCTTTTCTGAAATCTGTGTTAATTCCCTTCATTGTTTTGAGTTTTTTGTTTAATATATGCTTGAACATCAGGGCTTATCTCTTCTGCTTTGATGTCTTTTCCGCCAAAACTTGGAGGTTTTACATCTCCTAATTTTGTGTCATTTAATTGTTGAAGGAAGCCAGCCTCTGCTTCTTTTACCGAGTTAGCAAATGTTTCTATTTCTTCATCGTTTTGGAATGTTCTCCCTGCAATTTGAAGTTTGTAGAAGTTTTCATTTACTCCCAGTTCTTTGAGTTTAGAAATCAATTTCTGCTCGTTGCTTAAGTTTTGTTTGTCCTTTTCGAAGCCCTCTACTTTTTGGGATACTGCCGTGAAGCCTTCCATTAGTTTTTTTGCCCAATCTGGCATTTCATCATTTGGTTTTGGTTCTTCTTTTGGCTCTTTTGGAGCAGGTTCAGCAGGTTTCCCTTTTTCAAGTTCTTCAATCTTGGCTTTGTAGGTTCTGTTTTGGTCTGCTATGGACTGCTGGACTTTCAACATCCCCTCTACCCCCGCAACAGCGGTTTCAATTTCGCTCTCTTCTTTGACCGCTCCGCTCAAAAACTCTGCGGTAGCTTTCAAAACATTTTCACTTAACCCTAAATCTTTGTATTTAGTTTTAAGTCCTTTTAAGATTTGTTCAAACATGAATTTATGATTTTTATTTAGGTTCAAAAATACTTTAAATAACTTTGCTTATTTATTTTAAAATAAGTATTTTAGCCCCACAAATTAAAATTTAAATTTTAAAAACCGCTTTTTGATACAATGGGAGATATTTTAGATAAAAAAGTAACGGATTTGACTGTTTTTGAATCGATGAAATACGCTTACCTTGTTTCCATTTCATCAAAAATAACAATGAATTTAGCCGACTTTTGTGAAGCAACAGGACAGGATAAAAGAAAAGTTTACGCTTTATTAAAATCAAGATACTACCCTGAAAAGTTGCTCTCTGGCGGATATGCAAGTTTGAAACAGCGGAAAAGCCCAATATTTATAACCGAAGAAGTTTTAAAATGGTTAAGATAAAAACACAATTAGAAACCAAATTAGATTTAGAAAAGAGGAAAGAAATTATCACGGCAAAAGCAAGTTACAAAGGACAGGTTATCATCCTCTTTAAAGCAGAAGTATCCAATGGCAAAGTAAAAATATTATAATCATGAATAAAACATTTAATTTTTCAGAATTTTTGATGAACAAAGGGTTTACTTTTACGAATTATGGAACACATAACCTCCATGAAATAAAAACAGAAAAAGGTTATTTTTGTGTAAATCTACAAGGCGAAACAATGACCACAAAGAACAGCGAGCCTGAAAGCCTAAAAGTAGATGTTCCTACGCCAACAAATGAAAATGAAGCCGAAGAATGGCTGGAAGAATTTTTAAGCTAAAAGCTCTAAGTTTTGTTATACTTTATTTTTCTTAACTATGCCACCAGTTCTGCTGGTGGTTTTTTAATGAAAAAAGCCCCCATAAAGGAGGCCGAGTTCAATAAATAAAAAATGAAAAAAAGATAATATATACCCTTCAAATATAATTTATTTTTTTATAAAAAATAACAAAAAACGATATTTTTATTTGCTAATTTAAAAAATTGTATTACATTTGCAATACAGAGAGTAGGTTAAGGCCGCTCACTGTGCCACCCTTGAAATAGAGGGATTTTAAAAAGACTGCTTTTTGAAGTAGTCTTTTTTATTTATGATAAATTATTTTACCATCTACAATAAGCAATATTTGCTTAAACTCATAATCCGTATGGCTGTTAAACATTTTAAGCCCAAAAGATATTTTTTCTGCTGAAAATATTTCTTTATCAGGGAAATACAATATAGCGGTTTCGGCCCCCTTTTTATAAGAATGTTGAAATGCTTTTTTTATTGTATTTTTACCACTTCCTAATATTGTGCTAATGTCACAAGGCGAATTATTCAAATAGCCATCTATATGTTTTTGTCCGTCTTTTACGACCTCTCCCACATCTGCTCTTTCTTTAGCTAATATTATTTTGTTTCCAGCTCCAAAAAGTATATCTCTTACTTCTTTTTCATAATGACCTCTATTTGGGTCAAAACTATGTAGTCTATGAGTAGCTTTAAGCCCTCCGTTCCTTGGATTAAACGCAACATCTGTATAATCTTTATCTTTTAATAATGAATTAAAAGCCTTTTTATTTTCTAAATAATTGTCGTTCCCATTCCAATACTTCTCGTTTCGCTCCATAAACTCTGGCTTACGCTTCCAGTTCTGCATTTTGTCCTCATTCTCCTTTATCCAGTCTTTATATTGCTTTGGCACATCAGCTACAAAATTCTCTGATGTTTCAGGAGGTAGATTTAGCCCATTTTTAAGCTCACGGATAAACTCTGCATCGGTCTTCATAATGGTTCTGCGGTGGCACATGCAGTTCACATGCCATTTATCCCACTTGAAATCTTTGGGATATACGCCTTTCAATTCATCACACATGTCATAGATTTTGTGGCTTGGCGAAAGGTGTATTTCCACTCCTACAATATCGTTGTTCTGCTCTATTCGGAGTTGTTCAGATGTTCTGTATGCAGTGTTGATTTCGTTTCTTGCAAGTCTCATTGCATTTTTATATGCCGACCTATACACTCCCTGACCTACATGATAGTATTCAGTATTATTGGACAAAACAGAATTGCCGTGTTTATCTTTTATTTTCTTGTATAAGGAATTAGGATTGTTAAGGTGTTTTCGTATTGCTCTTGCGAGAGCATTGGCACTTTGTCCTTCTGTAAGGCTCAAATCTATGGCTAATTCCAGTTCTTCTTTGGCTTGTTTAGTGATATTCCAAACTCTATCAGAAAGGGTAAATCCGTTTATTTTTCTTTGCTGGAAAGACAATAAAGCCCTTGCGTTTTGTGTATTTGCTGCGACTTTTAGCAATTCCTTTTGGAATACTTCTTTTGGGATTTTGTTGGCTATTCTATTCAGTGTTAAGGCTTTCAGATAATTGTATTTTTCATTAGCAAAATTCCACTGCTTTGCTGAACCTGTAGAGATAATTCCCAAAAGGCTGTTTTCGTATTCGGATAATATTTGGGCTATCCTTTCTGTTATTTTCGGATTCTTTTTAAACTGGAATAACTCTTTTTTGAGTTTGGTTTTTACAACCGCAGAAGCCGTTTGAGAGATAAGTCTTTGAAAGGCTTTCTCTACATCACGGATGTAATGCTCCGTAGCAATACGATGCAAGTTATCATGGTTCAAATCAAATTAGTTTTCAAGTTATTAGTTAAACACAAATATACGAAAAAACCCTTACAAAAAGGCTTGTAAAGGGTTTAAATAAAACACAACATGAAAACAATTTAAGCCGTTGCAAGTTCTTGTTTTAAGATTTTATGTATAAACAATCTACCTTCTTCTGTCCATACAGTCTGCATACTGGTCTGCGTATTGCCGTTACTATCTACAAAAGGGTAAGTTTGGGTCTTGGTGTAGCCTTTATTTTGGTATTTATGATAAAGCAACCAAGTGCCACCTTGTTTATACTGCACACCTAAATCACGCAGTTTTTTATTTAGAGTAATAGCACTTGTACCTAATTCTTTAGCTATTTGATTGGTATTATAGGTGCTTTGGCTTTGTAATACCTCTTCATAGTAGGCTACTTTTGGAGCTTGTTTTTGCAATTCTTCGCTTTGTAATTGGTTTTGTATTTGTAGGCGTTCTTTTTCTCTTTCACTTTCTATAACCATTTGGGCAAGGTCTATTTTAGAAAGGTTAGAAACTGGATTTTGGGCGAGTTTCTCACACTCTATAAAATAACGCCGAGCTTCTTCACCTTTTTCAGTTCGTGCCATCATTGATATTTTCTTGGCAAATTCAATTGATAGGGCAAAATCTTTGGTTTCGTTACCGTTCAACATTATGTTGAGGGTCTGATAATCAATATTCTCAAAAGCAAATTCGTTATCAATGATGTTTTTCTGATACCAACGAGACCAAACGGCTTTATTATACCCTAAAAACTCATATAACTCACGAGCAGAAACGGCTTTTGTGCCGTTTTGCTCTGTTATTTTAATTAGTTCTTTCATGATTATGCTGTTTTTAGATTATTATATTTTACTCTTTCGCTCATTTCAGGCGTTATCGTTACCTGATTAAGTCTTTCACTTTTCAAGACAATAAAAGGCTCGTCGTTGATTAGTATATGGTAACCTTGCTCATTTAATAACTTCGGTCTGATGCTTACGCTGAAGGCATCACCATTAGCATATAATACTACTTGTTGCACTGCATTACTATTGTTCATGCTTGGTGCAGTTGTTTCTTGATGTAACATAATTTATATAATTTAAAAATTTTTAAACACAAAAGCCCGTGAGTGGGTGTTGTTACATCAAGAGCTTACGCTTTTTGATTGTATAGCATTACTACTACACGACACCTTCACGGGTTATACTAATATCTTAATATAGATATTTTGCAACTTTAAACAAGTGTTGCTCTTGATGTAACACCGCAAAGATAAGAATAAAAAAATAACCTGCAAATATTTTGCAAGTTATTTTTGTTTTTTTAGTATTTTAGTTTATCTTTTTTGATACTTATAATATATAACCCCTGTTGGAGAAATTATGGTATTCAAATGAGCTTCAACTACATTATTCTCATAGTTATCCAAATACAACTTTTGTGTTCCCCCACCGTTTTTTTCCTTAAATTCTATATAAGCCTTATATCCATCTTTCACAGGTGTAATTACATATGTTCCCGTTTCATTATAAGTATCATCGTTTACAGACTTATAGGGTTTGTAAATGTAGGTTCCATCCGCATTGATTATATAGTATGATTCATATGGTTCTAGACCAGGTAAATTATACTCATTCTTCCAATATTCAGAGATACTAAACTTGGACGCCTTATAATCCCAAGTCCCAACCATTATTTTCTTAATGTAGTCAGTGTTTGTAAAATCTTCTCTTGGCAAATCTTCTGAATTATCACTACTTCTTGAACAAGACAAAAACGCCACAAATAATACGGCAAACAATAAAATCTTTTTCATTTTTAAAATAAATTTTAAATTAACCCCACAAAGATACAAAAACTACCAAATATTTTTATAAAAATTGTTTTCCGTTTTGTTTTTCTGTGGCTTGGAGTTGTTCATTTTCTATTTCCTGCATCATCGTTTCAGGGTCTTTTACTCCTGCTCGCTCCATTGTATGTTTTTGAGAGTAGATAGGTTTATTGCCGTTTGCCTCCATCAAGAAACGAATAAATTCCGCCTCGTTATTGATAACAAAAGGAGTGATTACAGGCTCTACATCCAAATCTTCCTTTGCAAGGCTTACATTCATCATTTGAAGGTAAGATTTTATGATGCTTGCTCTTCTTTGAAATGCTGGAATATAGATTGCCATTTTCTCCATTACTTTAAGGTGGGCAGATAAGAATAAGAACTCGGCTGAACTTCCTGCCAGCATATTACCCAATCCCTGCATTTTATCAAATGAAATATTAGGTGTTGCTGTAAAGTCGTGGACATCCCTTTCTAATCTATCTGTTTCTTTTGCAAGGCTTTCGTTTGCGTTAGATGGCGTTACAAAATCAGCATCAGCATCTTCCCCTAATTGGAGAACCCTGCCTGATTTATCCTTGCTCATCTGTCCCTCTACTTTGCCCCTTAATTTTAGGATAGGAAAAGCAAAGCGGTCGTTACTTTCTGCTGCATAAGAATAGATTTGTTCTAATCTTTCTATTGCTGTCTGAACATCCGCCCACTCTACGGCATCCTGCTTATAGAATACCACAGGGATTTTCCCTATCGGATTATTTTTCCTCTCTATCTCTACCCATTCATTTTTATATTCAAACCTTATGATTTCATCCTTGGTATAGACCTCAAAATATTTGATTTCATCTTTGGTAAATTCCCTACTGAAACTTACTAAATCATCATTGTCATCAAATACAGGATAGAGTTTGTTTTTATCAGGAGTTAAGACCTTTGCTTTAAGTCTAAAATTAGAATTAAATCCGTAATAGTCGTTAGGTTCTGTGATAGGATACCAAAGCTCTGCACATTCTGTAAATCTACCCACAGCGGTAACGATTTCCTTGTCCGTAAACTTCATTTTGTTTTTATCCAAAACCTTTATAAAGGCATCAAACAGATTAGTATCCTGCGTGTTGTTGGTATATTTTACAGGTTCACCACACAGAAAGGTAGTTGCAATGCTTACTATTTTCTTTTGATAAGGAAGCCCTATTCTATTGAGTAGAATAGTAGTTGTTTTGATTTTTTTATCTCCGTTTTCATCAATATAATCAGAGGTTACCTCTCTATCAGGATAGCGGTATTTATTATTAAAAATTTCATGTTCTGTTACGATATATTCCTTGTTGAATTTCCCAATATTTGGTAAGGCTCTATTGTTTTTATACTTCTCAATTTCCTGAATAGCGTTCATGGTTTTTATTTTTTACAAATATATGAAAAATAAATGATTACAAGGTTTATTTAAAGTTAAAATTTAATATAAAAAGTATAAAAAAAGATAGTAAAATATTTGTGTAATACAAATCAAATTACTATCTTTGTGTTGTCATTGAAAGTCAATGATGTGAGATGCCGCTCACATGTTTAACCTTAATTTGTTTTTTATGAAGTTTGATTTTGAATTTAAAATCAGTTTCAGAAGATTGAAAAAAGGTTTTAATTTTTTCTTAAAAGTAAAAACCCAAATCAAGCAAAGATTATCAAATCTTTTATTCTGAAACAAGGGGGCAAGTCCCCCTTA